CATTTAGCTTTCTAGCCAAGTCTTCATAAGAAGTCTCGAGTGTTTTTTCTAACTCACTGCATACGCCATCAAGGAATTTAACTGGATCTTTTGGATTGAATTTAGTAATAAACGCATCCATCTTAACGTAGAGTGAGTCTGTATCAATAGCAATAACATAATCTTTATCAGTACCAAGTAGCTTGTTTATCTGATTATTCATTGCCTTTTCAGCCCACTGTATGGCCAATTGGCCAGTAAGCGTAACAGATTCAGCTACTCTTTGGTCAAAATATCTGAAGTACTTATTACCAAGAGCACCGTAAAGAGAGTTCATCAAAATCTTTATGGCCATCTGGTGATTGTTTAGAGTATCAATTTCATTCTCTAGTTTTTTAGTCGGATACTTTTCATATTCCTTTTGAGCTTCAATCATTCGACCCTTAACAGCGACTCTGTCTTCATAATATTGACGAATGATTCTAGGTATGACACCTTCACGGTCTTTCTTAAATCGCACTCCAGATGGAGCCAGTGAATATTGTTCTTCGACTTGAGGAATAAGATTATCGAGTGCTTTATCTACACTGATATTATTTACATAACCATCAACAACGGTTTCTGTACTCATATTCCACTGAACTAGAATATTAGGATAGAGTGAGTTTAAATCGAATGAGCATACCCAATCGTGAGAACCAACAAAGGGTTCTTTAACATAACCGCCAGCAAATGCTGTTTTAATTTTTTCTGCTTTATATGGTACAGCAACGTGCTCATTATTAAGCATTCGATAAATGATTGAGTCCCAAATATTAGTTGTACCAAATGTGTCGATATAGTTAACTCCAGCTTTATAAGCCATTGTCATAATCAGTGTAATTAGACCAAGTTTTTCTTCCAGGCGATCAACCAACTCTACGTCTTTGATATTATAGTCAATAAATTTTTGATAGTTTTCTTTATAGAGTAAGTGGAGAGAACCAAACTCTTCATAAGATAGTTTACGGTCACCAAGTACAACGTTGGCAATGTGATCCAAACGATAAGATTCTTGCTGGCCGTAAGTATTTAAACAGAATTTTTTAAACGCATCTTGATAATCAAGTACTTGAATACCAGAGATATTATACCAAGATGCGTCTCTACCACGGATAGTTACAGTTCGAAGTTTTGGCTCTTGTTGCCAAGGGGATATTCGTTTCATTGACTCTGGGCCAATAACTTTAGCAATTCTGTTGATTAGATATAATAAATCAAATTGTTCTACATTCCAGCCAGTTACAACATCTGGCATAATCTTTGGGTCGTTCCAAAATGTTAGGAACTTATCTAATAAATCAAATTCATCGTTGCATTTATAATACTTAACATCATCTCTTTCGACATTATATTCATTACAGCCAAATACATGATAAGTGTTGTCAATATTATTTTTGGTTGTAATGGATATAATAGGATAGTTAGCTTCCTCTGGAATCGGGAACCCTTCCTCTGATTCGACCTCGATATCGAGAGAAGTTACGTTGATTAAATCACGATTAAATTTAATTTCATCTGGCCAAACGTTGGTAATAAACTGATAAACAAAATTATTTTGACCATGAATTTCTATGCCATCAACGTGTTCATATCGTTTTATGAAGTCGTTAGCTTCTTTCATAGACTCAAACGAAACTGGTTCGACGTTTTTGCCAGTAATAGTTCTCCAATTAGTTTTTCGTTCTGGAGTAACTGGATATAGAGTAGGTTTAAATTGAATACGCTCAACATGTCGTCGGCCATCTTTATAGCCACGAAGTAGAATGTTTGAGCCAAGTCGTTGAACGTCTGTATAGAATTTCATTTAGTAGTATTGTACCATACTTCGAGTCAAATGTACACTACTTAATGATAAACATATTTTTTTGAGTTGAATAGTCTGTTTCAAGTGTATGATCTATTGTTATACCTAATTCTTTAGAATATATTTGCGTAACACATGCATTGCTTCCATCGTTTTGTAAAAGATTTTTGCCAGTCTTTGGCCATTTGCATACCCATTGCTTACATACTTTTTCTAAATAACCCATAGGTCCAGATGCAAATGTATTCCATTCTCCTATTGTCATTTTCCACGTTAAATATTCTTTAAACATTGGACTAAAAGAATAACATTCTAATGCAATTCCTGGCATCCATACGCCATAATCGTTTATAGTGTTAAAATCTTTTCTAAATTTTTGTTCATCTAATAAGTAAGCATCATGTTCTAATATTATAAACTGTTCTTCTTCTGGCTTTAACCAAAGTCTTAAATGGCTTATTATAGTAGCTTTTTCTGATTCGGTAAAAATTCTATGTCCTGATCTTAATAGCTGATGAGTCCAAATTGAGAATTTATGACCTTCAACTTCAAACAATGGTCCAACTCCCCAACGATCAACGTCATCAATCCATTCAATATCTTTTGGTCTTGTGCACTGATAAGGAATAATTTCTATTAGATCTTCTACTGGTTTAAAAGATTCTATAGACATTTTAGAGTATGCGACGGATACTGGATTATCTAAATCCATAATCATATATGCTTTCATAATATTTCCAAGTGTGGCAGCCAAACAACTGCCTGACTGCCACGTGCTTTTATCTTATAATACTGTTGTTAAAAACCAATAAGGTAGTGAAGCAATCACGCCACAAATGACGCCTGATTGTACATACCCTACAGTTTCAGTATCAAGACGTTGCAGTCTTTTCTGAAATGTTTTCATTAATTATCTCCTCGTAATTGTCATGTTTTTTAATTTCAATACTACGAGGACGCTGATCTTCTGGGACGACTACTTTCAATTTGATGACCAGTATTCCATCCACTAAGTCAGCTCCAACTACTTTTGTGTATTCGGACAGCCTAAAGACACGCTTGAATTTCTTCGTTGAGATACCTCTATGAATAAAATCGCGGCCTCTAGTTTGATGCTCACCTGTTACGGTAAGGGTTCTATCCTTCACATCAACATTCAACTCATTTTGAGAAAAACCAGCAACGGCTAACTCAATATGATAATCGACATCTGAGTATCGTACTACATTGTGTGGGGGATAGTTATCTTTTGCTTGTTTCGCAGCCATATCTACTTCTGCTAAGAAATGATCAAAGCCGACAAAACTTGCGCGTGGAAATAAGCTTCTAACGCCTGTCATATTTACCTCCTAAAGTTTAAGCAAGGTTAGTGTATACCCGGACCACCCGGCATATACAATACTATATATAAGTCATGGGATTCACAGGACCCTCAATTCCAAAACTAATTGCAAAGCGAGTTTCCAATGGTTCAATGTAATGATACGTCCCACGAGGTATCCATAGTAACTGGTCAGGCTCAAATATTCTCTCCCAAAACTTTTCTGCTTTATCCATATCGTCTTTTGGGTCAAAGGTATCTTCTGGAGATATAAGAGTATTATGTACAGGTGAAACTGGAACAGTTGGTTTCCATAAAGATAATTTCACCTTTCCTAAAATCTGAAAGTATACGACATCCATTCTGTCTCTGTGTATTTTAAAACTTTTTGCATCATGAGTAAAACTTCCAAAACCAATTGCAGTAATATGATTCTTATGAAAAGTTTTTTGCATTCTTTTAAGAAGATCTTGTGCAAATGGAGGAAGTGATGCTCTTCGTTCTAGATGTCTTAATTCAATTGTATTAGTGTTATATTTGTAGACTTTTAATTTTTTCTTTTTATCGCTATTATAATCTTCTTTAGGATGACCTTCGATTAACCTAACCCAATCTACAAACGTAAAATCTTTTACTTTGTTTATTTTACCAAAGAAATGAGGTTTACCAGCTCTAACATCATTTATAAAACTACTGTTTATTTCCGATGTTATATTTTGCACAGAGTTCCCATTCATCTTTTTCTTTAAACGATATTATTTTAATTTGCCTTAATGGAGCACACGGATTTAGTTGATCTTGATTTTCAACTGTAACTAGTCCCCAATCACTTAGTAATACAGCTATACTATTTCTTCTAGCAATATCGCTTTCTTCTAAGTTTGCTTTTCTGCCATCTAATAAAAATAGTTCTTTAAAATGAACTATAAAGTATCTACCTTGTTTGTGCAGTATATGACATGATTGAAATAATTTGTTACCTTGTCTTGAGGCTACACCGATACGTGTTAATGTTTCACGTACCTTTAGAAAATCGTCTGGTTCGTTTAGTCTGACTTCCAGCATATCAGCTGGTGACCATTCAATTATTTGTTCTTCTTCCACCTTTATCCACCTTTTGTCTTAATTGTTGTAACTGCTGGGAACTGAGGAGAGGGAGTGCCTGTCGGGCCTTTTCATTACTATATCCATAATACTCCATAATCACCTCAATGTCCTCGCTGGTTTCAGGTTTGATCCATTTCGAGAATCTTTTTCGTTGTCTAATTATATTTATAAGAAAGTCATATTGCAAACGTTTATCTAGGTGATGATATTGATTCATAATATTTGCGTATGAAACAGTATCCGAAAAATAAGATAAGCCTCTGTTAATCATAAATGAGACATATTCTTTCTCATCAATATCATCTTTCATAATATGTTTTTTTGTATAATTAATACTATTCAGGTAATCGAATGGGCTCATGATCAAATCTCGCGTTCATTGCTATACATGTTCTTTTTGCTTTTTCATTTACAGCAGGAAGTACTCCATGTGATACTTTACAATCAAACACTATAAACATTCCTGGTTTTGGTTCTATTTCAATCCATGGGTTTCCAAATACTAGTGAACCACAACCTTCATCTGCTACTAAATAATAAATCGCAGAAAATGCATTATTATTTGTTCCTGCATGATCGTGCATAGAAGTACCTTCTCCGTTTTCATAATCTAATCCCCATAAATCACGTTTACATACATATTTACCTTTTAACATTTCAGATATCTTTGCAGTAAATACTTGACGGCATGGTTCAAAATCTGGTATATCTTCTTTCCATGGTTGATATATTTTACTATAAGCAACATTTAATCTTATAGCAGTTTTACTTTGGTCTCTAGTAGCTTTTTCTCTTATTACATTAATTAGAAAATCTTTATCTTCTAATTCAAATTCAGTTTGAAGTATTAATGGGGTTTTACTTAGAGTTATCATATACTACATTAAATGATATTGCTATCCGTTTTGAACTATTTGTTTGATTTGGTACTTCATGCCTTAACCAACTTGGCCAAATTAACATATCGTTTGTTTTAGATTGATATGTATATTCAACGTGCTTTTGTTTAGGAGGTAATTGCATAAGAGATTCTGTATATGGACTAGTAAACTTTATTGGAGAACATCCTTCTTCTGCAATTGGCCAATATGTACCAGATAAAGTAGATCCAGGATGTATATGTGTACCATGGCCATTTCCCTCTTCATAATTACTTGCCCACCAAAATATAAATGGGTTTCCTTTATGACTATAATCCCAGTCGTTCATAAATTTATCTGCTACTTCGTTTATTAATTCTTTAAACTTAGATGACTGAGGCATATTTTTTTGAAACTCGTCGTTTTTCTTTTTATTAAAATAAGTACTATATCCTAAGTTATTTGTTTTTAAAAAATCTTCAGTATATTTTGCTATATCTTCATTTAAAAGATTAGTAACAACCCTAGCAACTGGGATTCTAAATAGATCTAGTGTTTTATAATCTGCAATCATTTAAAATTAACGTTAGCCATTACTTCAGTTAAGCAGGCAACAACATTAAGTTCATGATCAGCAACAAATGCATTCTTGTACTGATAATCAGCAAGAATGAGTACCAACTGTGGTATACTTCCGCTGTCAATCTTATCGTACATTCTATCGTATAGAGATCTAAATATAGCACTAGCGTCAGTATCAATATTGTTAGCAACCCATGATCTCATTTTCTTAAAGTCTTTTGTTTTTAGGAAAGAGAATAGATCATCATAATTAGAAGACGTATTAATTGCATCAACGTTAAGAGTTCCACTAATCGAGTTACGTTGACATTCGTTTATGATTCTACGCCAATCTGGTGCATACTTCATAATAAGTTCAATTAATACTTTCTTGTTAAATTCAACATTTTCGTTTTGAAGTATAAACTCAAGTCTTACAAGAAACTTTTCTGCAAGAGGAACCATATCTTTCTTAGAAGTATTAAACTCATAAACACCACATCGAGAATGAAGTGGTTCAATAATACGATTCTTAAAGTTACATGTTAGAATAAATCGGCAGTTATCGGAAAATTCTTCGATAAATCCACGAAGAGCTGGTTGAGTTGATTGTGGATTAAGATAGTCTGCCTCGTCTAGAATAACGACTTTGTATCCGCCGGATAGCGATACAGATGAAGCAAACTGTTTAATTTTTCCACGTAAGGTATCAATATTACCTTCTTCAGAACCATTGATAATAATATAATCTAGGTCAAGTTCGTTACAGATTGCTTTGGCAACTGTTGTTTTACCAAGACCAGCTGTGCCAGTAAATAACATATTAGGTATTTCACCATTAGCAACTATCTTGGAAAAAGTATTCTGTAATTGATCTGGTAAGATACAATCACTTATATATTTGGGCCGATACTTTTCAACCCATAAAAAGTCTTTTGACATAATTCACCAATTTCATAATATAAAAATAAAGGGAGGCCGTAGCCTCCCATAGAGCTATTTGGCAGATGCTTCTGCTCGATTTGCTTCACATACTTGAACCAACTGAACGGCCTGGTCACGTAGTTGACCAATTGTTGTTAGTTCCTCACCGCGGAAGCCACCGCGTTGAACAACAGTATCAATTACTGCAATTACTGATCTTGAGACTCTATTAGATAGGTCATAGACTTGATCATTATTTGTTTCTGCTTTTTTATCAGCCATTTTATCCTCCGAAGGTTGAGTGTTTTTCAAGGGCTATAAAGTATTCAACATTATCTTCTACTTTCTTGAATCTCGAGATATTCTTAGAAGATAATTGAACTTCATAGTCACCAGGAATAAGTTTAAGGTTATCTGTTAAGATGTAAACTTTAAAGTTATCGGTCGTCCATGTGCCATCAACATCAATTGAATAAACGTTTGATGTAGAGTTTTTAGAATCAGATACAGCGATATTTAATACGTTATCAACGACAGATACGCAAATCTCTGAGTGACTCAATACTGAAGATGCTTTCTTAATTTTATTAAGTACTCCATTCTGTAGAGTAAACTTAACTTCAGCTTCTGGCATTTGGATGTCTTTTTCTGTAGTGGTTAACATATCTGGATCTGCAAAGTAATATCT